CACCGTTGGCTACAGCAAGTGTGCCGCTGACATGTGTTGTCAGCCCTACTTTCCCCCAAGCCGGAGCCGTGCCAACTCCACCAGAAATCAACACATTGCCTGTAACAACGTCCGGCAATTTTGCCAAGGTTGAAGTGGTGTCTGCATACAGAAGATCACCAACCGCATAACTACTTTGGCCGGTTCCGCCGTAATTTGCAGCGATTACCGTGGCATTCCATGTACCGGCAGTCAGCGTACCAACTCCAGTGATGCCGGTATACGACCCAGAAATACGAGCAGTATTGAGAGTTCCGCTGGTTATGTTTGCAGCATTAGTAGTGTCAGTCGTGGCTGATGCGGCAAGACCCGATACCGCTCCGGCAGCAATCGCAATAGCCGTGTTAACTGCGCTGGTGATTTGGCCTTGTGCGTTAATCGCAAGCACAGGAACCGTCGCAGCACCGCCATAGGTAGCTGCGGTAACACCAGTATTAGAAATGCTAAACGTGGTGTTGGTAAGCGTAAGGCCAGTTCCGGCGCTATATACCTGAGTTGAAGTAATCTGAACAAACGTGATAGCCGTGGTGCCAAACGTAATAGTCCCAGCGTTATTGCACAAATACGTTTCGCCAGCGCCAGTATTGCCAGAGGTCACATAAAAAGCATCCCCGCCACCTAGCTTATTCGGGTCTTTGACGCCATACGTATCAGCATCTGTTGCCCGCGTAAGAACCCACGCAATAGAGCCACTTCCTACTGTGGTGACGGTATAAACGCCGTTTTCAAACGCGTTGGTCTGGTTGTAAATAAGAACCCGATCCCCCGGCGAAGCCGTTGGACCATCGGGCGCAAATGCCACCAAAGTGCCATTGTTAGTCAGCGTAGCGCCTACGCCTACACCTGGACCACCCGGTTGGTTGTAGATAGCGTTTAAATTGCCGGTTGTGTTAGGAACCTCATACTTAACCGGCGAATGATATGACACACCCTGTGCCGCAATCCCGTCTACATATGACTTGTTGACCAAATCATTGCTGCTAGAAGGCGAGGTACTGACGGTTCCAGCCGTGATATTGGCGGTAGTAACGTTCGCAGTGCTAACTCCCAGAGTCCCAATATCAAGCGTCGTTACCGCCGACCCAGCGGTGTCAAGGTAAACCGAGCGTTCCGCAGGATAGGTACAAAATACATCTTTGGAACCGGCGGCAAACACAACTTTGGCGTTGCCATTGCTGGACTCAAGAATCGTATCGCGGGTTAGCGTTGGGCCAGTAGAAGAGTACGTACCAATACCAACTTCCCAGTCCCCAGTGGCAGAGTCTTGCACGGCATAGTACGTTTGGTTGCCATTTCCAATGACACTGAAAGATTGATATCCCGGTGACGCCCCTCCAAGAGTAAAATCAGCCGTACCCGTGGTGGTTGTAATTTCCCGAACTCTATCTTTTACAACAAGTGCCATGGTTTGCTCTTACGGTTGAATGTTGATGTCAACCCAAATAGTACCCTGCGTATTATCTATCTGAGACCACGTGGTTGTCTGCCCATTATTAACTGCCACCCACGATGGGTTTTGGTCGTCATCAATTAGCTCCCACAGGAATTTCCCAAGCAACGTATCTGCGATTGTTACTGTGTTAGTTGTAGTTGCTATGAAAATAGCAGAAGCATTTGCGGAGCTTGTTACAGTAGTTGTTTCAACCACTGGCGCATTAAAAATGGACGGAGCAACTACAAACGTATCAGAACTGCTAACCGATTCCGCAATACTGCTTTGAAAATTGGTTAGGCTGGTAACCGTTTCGCTAGTGGCTGTGCTTTCAGTGACGTTTGATTCAAAAACAACTAGCGTGTCTAATTGATCAGAAACAACAGATGTTTCATCAATAAACGTTACAAAATTAACCAGGGAGCTTAACGCATCTTGCGTTATTACAGATTCGTCGATATTGCCAACAAAATCTGCAAATGCCAAAACTAAATCTAGTGTTGTAGAGCTTTCCGAAACACTGACTACAAAGTCAATAGTGACAGAAATTACATCGTTAGAAACAGACGTTTCATCAACTAACGAAGCAAAATCTACTAACACAGATGGTACATCTTGAGCGAAAACTGTCTCAGATGCATCTGTATTAAATATTGATGGGGCAACGATAACGCTATCTTGAACAGTTGATGTTTCCGATATGGCGACACCAAAATTAACAAAAACAGCAGCCGCATCACTGCCAACTGCCGTCTCTGCTAAAGCGGAATCAAATGATGCACCAGCCCCCGCTGCGGCGAATGGTGCTGCTGCAAATGCGCTGCCGCCAAACACAACACGCCTTACGCCGCATCCAGATTAAAGGTATACGTCACATTCAACGTATCACCAGAAACAACCGTGCGATCCCCAGGAGACTGGAAGTCCGACTCTGAGAACAGGATACCCGACGTACCAGAAGACACGGTTGTCAAGAACGCACCGGCCACAACACCACCAGCACCGGTAATTGCAAACTGAGCCGGTGACGCGCTGTTAGAAATGACCGACGGGTCAGCAGACGTAGCGGTGCCAAACACAACAGATTTGCGCGAGCCGGAGTAGTTTGTGAACTCCGTCCAGCCTGCGTGTACGGCCAGCGTATCTCCAGCAATAAACGTAGTGCCAGAACCTGGACCGGTGATCAGCCCAAGATAGAAGGCTGCACTATAAGTAGCCCCTTTGAAATACTGGGTGTTCATATCTTGCAAGCCTTCGTTGACCACAAGATTGTGCGACTCGGCAGTCCACTTTAGATTGCCGTCTTTGTCGTAGCACTCAGCGCGAAACACGCCGCCGCCACGAACCCCGTTTACAGCACCCGTTTTGGCAACCAAAGCAGAAGCTACAACTTCTGTCGATTGAGCTTGTTCTTTGTTCATAACGACCTCTTAGTTCGATGAGCGAATCAGCGCCGTGGTGGCAGTGTTCGCAGGCATGGTGATTAAAAATTGAGTGGTTGTAGTCTTGTCGGAGCCAAAATCTAGGACGGCGATTGACCGATTGGCTTTGCTTGCATTGTAGATCAGAGCACACCGCGCTGTGAAGGCGGCGGGGTTCCACAAAACGTTATCAAAGTTTACGAATGCTACATACCCAGACGTGCCGATTGTCACTCCAGTCATGATTTCGCCACCAGCCGTATATCCCGTACCAGTGATTTCGTTGGAAGTTGAGTATGCAGTCGTAGCATCGTTAAGATCGGCTTCAGCCGTGTACAGCGCGATCTTCAGCGTGTCCGTGGTCAGGTCGTGAATGGCCTGATACAACTCCGCTTTGAAGCTCGTGGTCTGGGTCTGGACAATCGACATTACTTCACCTGTACCCGAACTTGACCATCGCGGTACGCATCCATACGCTGCTTGCCATCACCCAACTGTTTAGCCAGAGCAATCGCCTGCGCGTACAAAGTCTCGTAAATCTGTACCGTCTCTTGTTCACCCTTGATGAATCGGATAGCTTCGATTAACGTACCATTCAGCAGCACCGTATCAAAGTTGTCCCCAAGCCACGACGTGCCCGTTGCGTTATCTACAGTAGCTACTGGAATCGAAAACCCACTCCCAGTACCACCAATGCTGGACGCCGCTGCTGAAAGCGTATTACCCACTGCGTAGAACACCCCAGGATTCTGAAGCGTCACGCTCGTAACCGCACCACCTGAAACCACAACCCGCGCAGTCGCACCAGACCCACTACCACCCGTCAACGGCACGTTGAAATAAGTTCCGTTGGTATAGGAAGAGCCCGCAGTAATCGCACCGAAGGTTGCAATCGAAGACTGAACAATCGAAGTGGGGTAATAGTAATAATGCAGCTCTACATCATAGGACGAGTTGGGCGTCGGCCCAAGGATGAACGACAACTCATTTAGATCACTGTAGGCAGGCCCAAAAATGGCATAGTGCTTAGGCAACCCAGTTGCTGTGGGGCTTGGGTACGCCTCACGAATGAAGTTCACATCCTTGTTCAACAAGTACACATACTCGCCGTTGGCTTTGATAACCGCTAATGAGTACACCGACAAAAAATCACCCGGTGCTGCAAGGTACTTGTTGTTTAGTGTGAGATTGCCAGTGACGTTCTTACGTAAGCTAGCAAACTGAACCGTGTTGTAAATCTTTTGCTCAGCTTGGCGCACGAGCATGGCGAGCGTAGCCGCAGGTATCGCGTTCTCTACGATATCCTGAACGTTAGCTTGAAGTTCGCCGTAGTTCATATCACGCCATCGGTCCGCGAGCCATCACGCCTTTAGTCGCAGCGCCGGCCCCACGAATCTTTATACCCGTGGTCTTGACGTTTTTCTCAGGGTACCCCGAGTTCTTGAGGTCAACCTTGGGTGCAGGTTGAGGGTTCATCCCCGCAGGTTTCTTAGCCATGTTATGCACCCCGCCCAGACTTCTTGTACGTAAACGATGACTTCTTCTGGTTGGCAACCTTGGCAAGGTTCCGCCCCAGTTCTTTCATCTGCAGATTCGTCTTACCGCCCTTAGCAAACTTGGTCAGCGGCTTGCCGGGGTGCATTGCTTTTTCGTGCTTGTGCACGGCCTTCTTCGCATCCATGATAACTCCTAAGTCGTAACCGTTACTGTACCAACAGAAGTGACTCCAACCAAGTAGTTCGGTGTCAAACCTGCATCGTTCGCGCTTGCGCCACCCACCGGGTACCAGCCCCACTGAATATCTCTAGAGCCGCCGGTCAAGTTACCCTCTGCATTCACACCTGCCGTTACGTACGACGTATCTCTTCGCGGGTTACGTAAAGCCTGTGGATCATCAACCGGGTACATCCCCAACTGAAGCTGCGGGTGGTCAGGCGACCAACACTCTTTACATACCAGCAGGTTAATTTTCTTCGTCTTGACAACCAGCTCAGACAGGTCTCGCAGTTTAAAGCGGAACCCGCAAATATCGCACATTGCGATAGCGATTTTTCCACTGGCGAACCTATTGCCCATTTAGGCACCCGAACCGATGAACTGCCTACGAGGAACGAAACGTACTGCAGCTTTTTCTCTGTCCTCAGCCGCTGCCAACTCAAACTGCTCCATGTACTCGGCCTTCAACACTTGCAGCCGGTCCGACAGTTCTGGGGTCTTCATAGCAATCTGAAACGCCAGCCCTGCAATCAAGCAAGGCATGAAACGAAAGTTCATATCCGGCGTCTCGATACCCGCCCCAGCATCTTGAACACGGCGAAGCCGCCAGTACACAAACTGATACGTCTGTGTGTTGTCTGGGGTCAACCACACGGTGATCGAAGGAAGATTCGGGTTATAGACCGCTGTGCCTGTCAAATGGCTTGCAGCTGTTGTCCCATTCTGCGCACGTACCACGCCACCCAACGTGTTGTTCGACGTATTGAGCCAGCCATAATAGATGTCTTCCGAGTCCACTCGGATGAAGCCCGCAGAAGGCAAGTTAGCCAGCGACGACAGCGTGATCGTGGTCGTTGAAGCGTTAATACCGCCGTTGAGCGTCGCACCCGTAGGACTTACCTGCCCTGAGAGTCTCTGCACCCACACCTGAATCGGTCGTCCCTGAGCGAGTTTGTTTGGTATGGTGGCGTAGGTGGAGACACTGATACGCGTAATGCTGAGATCTGCTTGCGTTGACTGGGCGTTAGCGCCTGTACGGATTACGTGGTCCAGAAGATCAATGGTATCTAGCGGTAGCGCGTAGGTTGGCAGCCCCGGTACGAGCGTGATGGTGCCTTGCTCGTACGTCCACATGTTTAGACCACGGTTAGCCCACTCAATGGTGAGCATGTTCATGGCCATGCGGGCAACTTTCAGGTCAAAGCCCGAACGCATCTCCCGACCGGCCTGCATCCAAGCCAGTTCAGCGACCTCAGTGAAGTCTGGGAAAAACGTCGTTGCACCAGAGGTTGTCATCTAAATCTCGCTGTCTTCTGAGCAATGCCCTTGGGTTGCGCTACAAACTGCTTACCTTTAGCCTTTCCTGCTCGTTTGGCTCGGGTGGTTGCTGCGTACTCCGCAGGGCTCAAAGACTTGATGGCAGCTTCAGGAAGATACCGCTCACCTGTTTTGCTTGATGGCTTACCACTCTTGGTCCGCCAACGCTGCTGGGTCCAATCCTTCAAGCTTTGCTGCGAGGGTTTCATCCGTTCAACCACTCATTTTCAAACAACTCATCGTCAATCTCTTCGTCTGTCGGATAAGTATCAAGCCCGCAATCACACGGACCACCCTCATACGAAAAGCAAGAAAGATTGTGTTTCTCATCCACGATAGCCGCCGCCCTTAGCTTTATACTGCTTTGCCAGAAGCTGGGCCTTGCGAGCGCTCCATTGCCCCGCACCAGTACCCTGCGTTGCTTGACCTTTGATCTTGTTAAACAACGCTTTCCGCATCCCAGGCTTGGTGTAGTTGCCAGCTTCGTTCACGCGGGATACCTTGCCGCCTTCAGCGTACTCCGTAAAGTCCGTATTATCCCGGCGCTTCTTGCGTACGCCTGAAGGCATCTTGGAGGGGTTTATGGCCCCCATCCCGCGTGACGGCATCAAGATACACCTCCGCGTCTAACACCATTTACTATTCGGCTTACTTGCGATTGCCGTATATTAAACTGTTTTGCTAGCATGCCTTGGCTATAAACTTTATTGGTGTATAAAATTTTAATTTGCGTTGCCTGTGCGTCAGTCAACTTGGCTTGCCCATTCAACTCGCCATGAAGCCGGGCGCTACCGCTTCTATTTTTGGCGACTCTATCCGCTACATTATCTTTGTTACTACCAAGGAAAAAATGATCTGGGTTACAACACTTTCGGTTATCACATTTGTGTAGCACATGTAGTTGGTGGTCAAGCGACGGTAACATATTTACTAACCACGCAGCCACTCTATGCGCTGTGGTAGATTTCCCCAAATGTACGCAAAACCAACCATACCCTTTTGCGTTAGTAGCAGCTTGCCATTCCCAGCATTGGTGCATAGGCCCTTGGCTTACCTTAGCCCAAAACCTTTCGGCAAGGGTAGTCATATCATTCGACCTTTAGTCTTACCGCGCTGTGCGCAACCATCTGCACGGGCGGAAGCGGAACCAACTGAGCCGCCCTTAGCATACTTCCGGGGACCAAGCTGACGCGCGGCTTCAAACGCCTCTTGCATCTTCATCCGCTCAGCTTCACGACGCGCCTCATCAATCGCTTTGCGCTCAACATCAGGACGCGGGGTCATGGTGTCTTCTTCGCGG